AATAATAATGAAAACATTGAATATAATATTTCTAGTTGTGATGAATATACATATATTATGGAAGATAAGGCACACGCCACTATTAAGATAGGTAAAACAAAAAATGATCCTATTTTGAGATTAAACCAGTTAAAAACTGCTAATCCATCAATAAGTTTATTACACGTTTTTCCTGCATCACAATTTTCAGAATCAGAATTACATTCTAAATTCACCGATTATCAAAAAGATTTAGAATGGTTTTTTCATGCAAAAAGTATTAAATCATTTTTATTAACCGAAATAACTAAACATACTTCGATATTAAGAGCCTTTTCTAAAAGGCAACAATTAGACTTAATTGAAGCTGAAATGTTGAATGGTTTAACTAATTAATAATGAAAGGCAAAAAAATAATATTAGCAATTACAGGTAGCATAGCAGCATATAAAATGCCTGGATTTGTAAGAATGCTTAAAAAAGAAGGCGCAGAAGTTAAAGTAATTTTAACCGAAGCAGCTACCAAATTTGTAAGCCCTCTTGTGTTATCTGTATTATCAGGTAATGAAACTTTAATAACTGTAAATGAAGGTTCAACATGGAACAACCATGTTGAACTTGCTTTATGGGCAAACTTGATTCTTATAGCACCTTGTAGTGCTAATACTTTAGGCAAATTGGCTAATGGCTTATGTGATAATTTACTAACAGCTGTTTATTTATCAGCACGATGTCCTATATTTATTGCACCAGCAATGGATGAAGATATGTGGAAACATCCTTCTACACAACGAAATATTAAGTTATTAGAAGAATATAATAATCATATTATACCTGTTGGAAACGGTGAACTTGCAAGTGGTCTAGTTGGCCCAGGTAGAATGGCTGAACTGGAAGAAATACTGTCACATGTTAAAATGTATAATCATTTATGGTGACTTTAGACGAAGTGGTAGAAAAATCAGGATTACACCCAACTAGAATACAAAATGTCTATGTCTTTGGGAGTAGAATATACGGAACTGCATCTGATAAGTCGGATTATGATGTTTTAGTTATTGCTAATACACCATATCCTGAAAAAGAATTAGTTGTTGATAATTTAAATATACATATACTTGTATTGGATAGATTTTTAGAACAACTAAAACAGCATCATATAGGAAAAATTGAGTGCGTTTTGTCGCCCTTTATCTTGAAAAATAGCATAGAAATTTCCTTAGACATAAAAATACCTTCATTACGTCATTCTATTTCACATATATGTAGTAATTCATGGGTAAAATCTAAAAAGAAATTAGAACAAGGAGATTATTATATTGGTATAAAATCTATGTTTCATTCTTTACGTATTGCTATGTTTGGCATTCAATTAGCCGAACATGGTAAAATTATTGATTGGCAATGTGCGAATCATATATGGGATAAATTGCAATCTAAACAGTGGACTTGGGAAGAACTTGATAAGGAGTTTAGAGCAGAAAGAAATAAAACTTTAACAGAATTTAGAAAAATAACAGAAAAATGAAACCATTATTAGTAATCTATTTTATATTAGTAGTATTTATTGCTCAAGCCGTAACATGGTTCCAGTTAAACTTACAATTTATAAATCCTAAATTTAAAGATAATTATTGGTTGCTATTAAGTGGTATACCTATAACATGGCTATTTTTAAAAGCAACTTCACTTGGTGTACAAGCGTTTGGTGGTGAAATGTGGCCGCAAAGATTAATATCGTTTGCAACAGGTATATTAATCTTCACGACCATGACACATTTTATTATAGGAGAAAACTTAACAATTAAAAATGCTATTTGTTTAGGATTAGCTATATTAATTGTTTTGATACAAGTATTACTTAAGTAATTTTCTTAATTCCTCGTTTTCTTTTTCGAGTAATTCCAATCTTTTAATTATTTCTTGTGTAGCCGAAATATTTAACATAGATAGAGCGTCATAATCTACCACAACAAAATCATCAACTTCTTTACCATAGATAAAACATTCCTCATTTAGGGGCTTATCTATGGTAAAGTTTTCTTCATTTACAGAAATAACTTTAACTTTTAATTCTCCTGTTTGAGATACTATTTTAATGGTGTCACCTTTTTTAACATCAGCTGTTAAATTAACAACACCGTTTATAATATTTGCTAATTTGAATATATCTGGAACTATATCTTTTTGTTCTTTAACTGCTTGTGGAAAAACTTTTTGCACTTGTTGACCAATTACTTTTTTAAAGTTATTTGTACCATTTGCAATCTTATCTTTATATTGGTAATCAGTTATTTGAATTTTTTTCAATATATCTAAATCTTCTCCATTATTGGAAATACCTTTAATATCTTTAATTCTTTCATCAGAGATTGCGTCAAATTCTACCGCCAAAACTCTTTGGTCTGCCCAAATAGATGGTGTAATGGTTTGAGATGTACCATTATAATAACCTGTATTTGTATTACTGCTGCCTAATGCGTAATAAGCATATGTTTGAGTTGATGTATAACCAGATATAGCGCCATATATATCTAAGCGGGCTCTAGAAGCTACGCCATTTATGCCAACATTATTTGAAGAACTAATATGTATCGCTGGAGTTCCATTTGTAAGGTCAGATCCACCAGTAATTAAGGCTAATGATGATCCATTTGAGCCAATACGGGTCCAAGTACCGGTATTACGAGAGTTTAATTGTAAAAGACAATCGGCTGATGCGCCATTTTGCGTAATAGATAAAGCAGCCGAAGATGAAGTGGCAACTAAAGTTAATGCACCACCATCTGTTAAACTAAATATAGATGAATTGTATAAATTATTGACAATTTGAAATGTGCCAGTATTATCTACACGGAACCATTTATTTGGATTTGTAGCACCAGATACCGTATTAGTAGCAACTAAGAAATCTAAATAATTAGAACCACCTTTTGTATTATAACCACTTATATTAATATTTGCTCCGGCTGATGTAGTTGAATAAGTAGCATTTACTGTTAGTGGTTGATATGTTATAACTGAGTTTGTACCAAAAACTGATATAGGTGTATTTCCTATACCACCTGTATAAATAGATAAATTGGCATTTGACCCGACAGATATTCTACCATTACCTGTAGCATAATCAATAACAGTACCAGATGAATAAGTACCTGAATAAGTTGCTGTTGTTAGTAATCCAGCAGATGTAATTATATTGCTACTTACTGATATAGAACCAGTAGCAGTTATATTTCCTAATACAGAATATGTGCCAGAAAATAAAGTTCCTGTTAAAGTAGAATTTCCAGTAACAGCTAAAGTATTATTAATTGTTGTTGGTGTATAAACTATATGTGAGTTAGTTCCAAAAACAGACATTGTTGTGCCTCCTATACCACCTGTATAGAAAGATATATTTGCATTTGATCCGACAGATATTCTACCATTATTATTGAAGTAGTCAATTACTGTTCCAGAAGAAAATGCTGCTGAATAACTTGCTGAAGATAAATATCCGTTATTAACACTTAAATTTCCGTAACCATCAAGTGTTGATATAAGTGTTGTGCTGGCATACCATTTGTGAGATGACCCTTGTACGTCAACGCCATACCACATAGTAGAAGGAGCTATACCTATGGCATATCCGGCACTTTGTGTTGAAATTGTTTCGTATAAAACAAGTTTAGTTCCTTGACTTCTTGAGCCAAGTGTCGGCGAAAGAGAGCCAATATTATTAAAAGCAATCCAACCGCCGGTTGCTGGCGAACCATTTACGGTTAATAAAGCGCCTGTTGTGCTATTTGTGATTGAAACAGGTTGTGTTAATGTAACTAAGTTAGTAGTTAAAATTATATTAGAACTAGAAGATATAGTTACACCACCCGAAGGATAATAAGCAATATATCCAGCAGTACCAGAAATTATGGTATTTGAACCAGTTGGACCTTGAGTGCCCTGAAACCCTTGAGTGCCTTGAAACCCTTGAGTGCCTTGAAAACCCTGAGTTCCTTGTGGACCAGTTGCGCCCTGAACACCTTGTGTGCCTTGAAGTCCTTGTGTACCTTGAAGTCCTTGTGGACCAGTTGCACCCTGAACGCCTTGTATGCCTTGTAAACCTTGTGCGCCTTGATATCCTTGAAATCCCTGCGGGCCTTGAAATCCTTGTGGGCCAGTTGCGCCCTGAACGCCTTGTGCACCAGCATTACCAGTTGCTCCTTGTGGACCAGTTGGGCCTTGTGAACCAGTTGCGCCATTTAAGGCAGGCGAAAAGCCAGATATAACCTCTATTTCAAACCATGGATAAGAACCTGTAGTTGTAAAATCTGTGTTGCCTCCTAATCCTGTTACTGAACTGTTGTTTGTTATTCTGTAAGATATTACTGTGGATGCAGTTGTAGTCAATAATACTTCGGATGGGCCACCAAAAGCTGCATAAGCAGCACCATTAGTAGGTGAATATACTGATGATATGCTACCTATGTAAGCACCCGCGGTTTCATTATACCAACAAAGTGCCATGTTTCCTGCAGTGGTAGTTATATTAGGAACTTGCCCTATAATTCTATAAGTCTTATTTGCAGCAAGTGTTATTTGACCAGATGCAGTCGCAAGTGTTATATCGCTACCATTATAGTTATCAACTTGCGTAAAAACAACTAAATTATTGGCTGATAAATTTGTAGTTTGTTGCGTTGAACGAGAACCCCTCATATAACTTGCAGCAGGTATTAAACCTTGTGAACCTGTTGGTCCCTGTGGCCCAGTAAAACCTTGTGAACCTGTTGGTCCCTGTGGCCCAGTAGCGCCTTGTGCCCCGGTAGCGCCTTGTGTACCAGTGGCACCAGTAGCTCCCTGTGGACCAGTGGTGCCATTCAATCCATTTGCGCCAGTAGGACCCTGTGGACCTTGTGAACCTTGTGGGCCTTGACCAATAGAACCAGTTTGCGAATAAACTACACCGTTTGTTGCTATTACTAAATAATTAGTCAATCCAGATGTAGCACTAATAGTATTAATTGCTAATGTGTTAGTTGTAGTTTTACCAGTGCCATCTACTGACATTACATTTGTTCCTGCGCCATTTTGTATAGCTAAAACAATGTCATTATCAGAACCACTGCCTTGGCGTATATTTAAACCATAATTTGAAGCATTAGTTATAATTTCTGGATTACCTGAAGAGTTATTATAAGCTTGTTGTAAAGTTGTAGTTGATAATCCAGATGCGCCACCTAATACTTCACCAAATTTAGAAACATAATTAAATATAGCTTGAGAAGTATTAGATAAATCAGTAGCATTTTTTTGAACTGATAAAATTCCTATTAATATACCATTTTCTGAATTATTAGCATTAACTACAAATTGCTCAGTTTGTTGCCCAGCAACCGCAGCTGCTAAAGTAGAATAAACTTGTTGTCCATATTGAACTCTTATTACACCTGTTGGGAATATATAAACTCTTTGATTAGTTGCTGCATTTGATGAACCACGAACAGAAGTAATAACCCCACCAACATCATAATTAGTTGGATCAATAGTGTTTATATTTGAATAAGTACCTGTGCCTAGTTGTGTTCTATATTGAAATGTAGCAGGAGACTGTCCTGTTAATGTTGCACTATTAGGATTTAAAGGATTTATTACAAACCCAATACCATTCCCCCAAAGAGTGCCAGTTGATGTTTGAAAATTCATAGTTCCTGTTGAATACGCAGAAACAATTATACCTTGATTAATCAATGTCAATGGGACCCATAAATCTCTTAACGCTGAAAATGGTGATACATCATAATCTGTAGTATTATTAACATTCTGAATACTTGATTTATTAGGATGTACTATTTTGCCTAAATAAATATTAAGCCTTCTTTGTTGAGGTGTTGGAAAAGTATTTTGTAGTATTAAAGATGCAGATGCACTTATTAATACATAAGTTGCTATATCAGTAGTTAAAAAAGAAGAAGTTACACCAGTTGCTCCAGAATAAGTAATTAATTGTACTTTTGGTAAAACTGAATAAGAGCCAGTATTATAAACTATCCAACCATTAATTGCTGGCACATTAAATGTAGTTGAAGAAGATACTGTTAAACCTGGACTAGCTACATAATAGGCACCAGTTGAATTAACATTACCATCTTCTATATTTCTTTGTCTAGCAGTAATAGATAGATTAAGATTTTCGTTATTTAATTGAACATAAATTTTTCCAGTTGTTGAGCCAGTTGCTACAACATAACCACAAACCATTGCTCTTGACGAGTATTGTAAAGAATAAAAATCTGTTAAGTATCTACCAGCAATAGTATCAGATAAATATAATTGTTGTCCTGGCGAAGGTGTACCACTAATTAAAGTTGTAGTATTAGCACCAGTTATTATGCCTTGAGTAATAATTAAACCAATTGAACCATTAGGTATATCATCATTTGCTAAGCCATTTACATTAGCAATTAAATCATTACTAGATAATGATAAAGTAACAGTAGGTATACTACCAGATGACCCATTTATATGAACAGCACCAGCTTTTGAAATAGTAGCACCAGTTAAATTATAAGCTCTAAAAAAGGTTTCTCTGCCTATATGTATAGGTGAAGTAAAAACACTATCATCATAATAAGCTAACGCTTGTTCTGTATTATCATAAAATAATAAAGAAGTAGTGGCAGATATAGTAGATGGATTTTGATTAAATACAATACTACTAATATTTGTTATATTACTATTAATATAAACCGAATTTGAATTAGTACCTATTGTTAGAGTTGTTCCGTCAAATGTTAAATTTGATTGTGCAGTAGCACCAGTTGTTGTGCCATTAGATACTAAAATTCTATTTGCTCCAGGATTTGATATAGCATTAAATCCTGGGCCAGTAGCACCTTGTGGACCAGTAGCACCATTCAACCCATTAGCACCGGTAGCGCCTTGTGGACCAGTAGCACCATTCAACCCATTAGCGCCGGTAGCACCTTGTGGACCAGTAGCACCATTTAATCCATTAGCACCAGTAGCACCTTGTGGACCAGTGGCACCATTTAAGCCATTGGCTCCAGTAGCACCCTGTGTACCAGTAGCACCATTCAAGCCATTAGCGCCCGTAGCACCCTGAGGACCAGTAGCACCAGTAGCACCTTGTGGACCAGTAGCACCTCGTGAGCCAGATGCTCCCTGTGGCCCGGTGTTACCAGGAGCACCCTGTGTACCGGTAGCGCCATTCAATCCGTTGGCGCCTTGAGGGCCGGTGGCTCCCTGCGGGCCAATTTGACCAGGTGCGCCTTGGGCAGCCAACAATGCCCAGTGTGTTGAATCTAAATTCGGCGGTGTAATTGAACTTACAGTAGCGGTACAAAACCAAGAAGCAGATGCATAACCTACTGCACTATCAATAGAATATGTAAACCCAGATACCCAAGTACCACACCATATTAACCCCATTGGACCTACTGGGCCATAATCACCCTGTGGCCCCTGTGGGCCAATGGCGCCAATATCACCCTGCGGGCCAGTGGCACCATTTAAACCGTTGGCGCCAGTTGCGCCTTCTATACCAATTTTTCCACCAAGATTTATATACCAAAAACTAGAAGTTATGCCAACACCATAAGAATAATCTACTGTAATAGACATAGACCCTGTATTAATATCATAATAATCTATTTCTCCTAAAAAATAATTATTTATACCATCTGAATTATACCCCTCTATATAAAGATTTGAATAATCATTTGAAACAATTACTGTTTGATTTTCCGTATATGCTAAACCTGGCTGTGTATTAAAATTAACAACTTCTCCAATAACTGGAGTAATAATATAAGTGCTTGATGTGCCAAAATATAAATAAACTGATGCACCAGTTGGACCCATTAAACCCTGTGGGCCAGTAGCACCATTAACACCATTATAACCCTGTGGACCAGTTGCGCCATCAATACCATTATGACCTTGAGGACCAGTGGCGCCTTGAGGACCAGTAGCACCATCAATACCATTGTGCCCCTGAGGACCAGTAGCACCTTGAGGACCAGTAGCACCATCAATACCATTGTGACCCTGAGGACCAGTAGCACCTTGAAGACCAGTAGCACCTTGAGGACCTATGCTATAAGTACCACCACCTATGTTAAGAGGATTTCCAAACCCATCATAGTAAAGATTATCAACTATTTGAACAAGTCGCCCATACGAACCAGAGACGGTAACACCAGTTAAATCATTTTGAAGCATATTAAGTATATATAAAAAAGAAACTAATCCAAAATTTTATTATTATATTATTAATAATAAAAAAGTCCTCTAATAGACAATAATTTTTATATATACCCTATGCCATTCAGATATTTTAAATGGGAAGAAACTAACTTTACTTGGGATAAATTAGATATGCCTTGGGAACTTGTTGGTGAATTTATAGAAGTAATACGCAAACATGGTGGGGCACAAGCTTATGTCGATGGAAATCCATGGGATGTTACTAAAAGAGAATTAGGTGAGGAAAAAACTAAAAAAATAATTAAATTATTTTGCACAGTTAATAATTTAGATTATAATGAGGTTTTAGAAAAAAGAGATAATATAAAAATAACTGTTGAGCAAATAGATAAAGTTATAAATGAGGCTATAAAAGTTGGCGTTAAAATTGATAAAAAAATATAATATATAATCTATGGAAAATAGTAAAAAAGATATAATAAATTTCATGGACTTCTTCAAAAAAGAAGATGCGCCAGTATTTAAAACCGACTTTAAAAAAGAAGATTTTGATAATTTCTTTATTGAGGAAGAAGAACCTATTACAGAAGAAAAATTCGTTGAGAAAAAAATAGAAAAAATAGATAAACTTATCAAAGAAGTGGATTCTATTAAAGAAGAAGTTACACATATATTAGAAGAAGTTGAAGAAGAAGTTATCGAAGAATCTAATGATGATTTTTATCCTGTTTTTTTAGATAAACCAGAATTATTCACATGCCAAGTATCTATTGATGGTGCTGATATTAATAAGACCGAAGCAAGATTAGTTATAGAATCGGATGACTGGACTATTATGTTCAATGGTGATATAAAAAGAAGTGGACAATGTGAAATAAATATGAAAAAACTATCTATTTTAAAAGAAGGCACCATTGGTAAAATACGCTTAGAGATAATAGCCGAGGGCTCACTATTTATTCCATGGGAAGAAGATTTTAAAGCAAAATTATCTAAAAAAGTTAGTGTTTCAGTTAATGAAAATAGAAATACTAAAAAAATACAACCTAAAAATATAACACCTTCTGTTAAAGTTAATATAAAGAGATAATTTTTTCCATTTCTAATTTTATATCTTCATCAAATTTAATTATAAAAAGCGGAATATTGTTTCTCATGCAATATTCCATTTTTAATTTATCTCTATATTGTGCTATTTTAAATTTCTCCTCTGTTGGATGAAATTTTACAAATCTTCTATAGTGTTGTTCGCCGTTATACTCCAATAAATATTTTAAATTACCTTTACTATCTAATACCCCAAAATCAAAGTATAAAATTTTCTTGTATTTTAAATCAGGAAATGTAAATTGAGGTTTATAACTTATATTTTTTTCTTCTAACAATTTTTTTATTATAATTTCTCCTTTAGATGAAGAACACTTAGGGCATCCTATACCCAATAAATGGCTATTTGGTGTTTGTTTAAAATCTCCATGCATTCTACAATTTATTGTAACTTTAATTTTACAAAGTTCATAATCTACTTTATCATAATTATATTTATCACCATGAACTTTTATAGATTTTTCTATAAAAGTTCTAGTATTGGATTTTTCCTTACCTCCACATTTATAACACCCGCCACTATTTAGGTGTAAATATGGTGTTTGTTCAAAATCACCATGTATTTTACATGTTATGATAATTTTATTTTCGTTATTAATATAATTAACTTTATTATAAATATATTTATCACCATGTATAAGTTTTGCCTTCTCTATAAATTCTAATGTATTATAGTTATAAGTTCCACCACATTTATCACATCCAAATCCACTTAAATGGTTTCTTGGTTCTTGTTCAAAATCTCCATGTATTTTACATGTTATGATAATTTTTGTTTTAGAACCAGTATATAATACTTTATCATAATTATATTTATTTACATGAACTAATTTTGCCTTTTTTATGAACGATTCAGTTGTTAGTTTTTTATTACCACTACATTCTGCACAATTATTTCCATTTAAATGTTCGTATGATCTTTGTTCAAAATCTCCATGTATTTTACATGTTATGATAACTTTTTTCTTTGTGCCAGAATAGATTGTTTTATCATAACAATATTTGTCACCATGCTTTTCTTTAGATTTTTTAATAAAATCCTCGGTTGTTAATTTTTCACCCATTTTTATTAATCATTTTTATCTTCTATTATGTAGATATATCTACCAGATGGTGTTAATTTTACTTTAATTAAACCTTTTTTAACCCAATTAGTAAGTGTGTTTCTGCTAATTTTATACTTTTCTAAAACTTCTTTTGCCTTCATTTCCATAATGTATATATTAATATATTTTTGTTTTGTATATTTTTGTATATTTTTTAACAAAAATCACTTTTAAAAGTAAATAATTAATGCTATCTTTGTAAAAAGTTAGCATTTTTTATGAAGCGCATCAAAATAAGTCCACGACATAACTACCAAAAGAAATTAGAAGATTTATCTTTTAATTTCCATTCTCTCAATAATATCTATTGGGATGAAAGTGCGTTTTACTCGTTTTTACCAAACGAAGTTGATAAAATAGAAGCCGTAACAAATGAACTATACGAAATGTGCTTAAAAGCTGTTCAATATGTTATGGACAACAACCTATATGAAAAACTCCATATTGATAAAAATCTTATTCCTTTAATCGAAAGAAGCTGGGAAAATGAAGAACCTTGTGTGTACGGTCGCTTTGACTTAGCATATACAAACGGCTCAGAACCTAAAATGTTAGAGTTCAATGCCGATACCCCTACATCGCTTTATGAATGTTCAGTTGTGCAATGGTTCTGGTTGCAAGATTTATTTAAAGATAAAGACCAGTTCAATTCAATACATGAAAGATTAATTGGTTACTGGGCAAGCTGCTTAGAATATTTTAATGGTGAAACAGTTCACTTTACTTGTGTTCGTGAATCCATCGAAGATTTTACTACGGTTGAATATCTTCGTGACACTGCTCATCAAGCAGGACTTAAAACTAAGTTCTTGTATATTGATGAAATTGGCTGGGACTCAAAACATGAATGTTTTGTTGACATGGAATGTCAACCAATCAAAAATATATTCAAATTATATCCATACGAATGGTTAATAGCAGAAGATTTTGGTGTTAATATCATCAAAGATAAAAATCAATCTAAATGGATTGAACCTGCCTGGAAAGCAATACTTTCTAATAAAGGCATTCTTCCTATCTTATGGGAAATGTTTCCTGATCATCCAAACTTATTAGAGTGTTATTTTGATTCACCTAATACAATGATTGATTATGTTAGTAAACCAATTTACAGCCGTGAAGGTGCTAATATAACAATTTATGATAAATTAGCAGTTGCCGCACAGACAGATGGCGAATATGATACCACTTCTTTAATATATCAAAAAAGAGCAGAAATTTCATATATTGATAATAATTATGCAATTATAGGTAGTTGGATTATAGGCGGCGAAGCAGCAGGTATGAGTATTCGTGAAAGTTTAACACCAATTACTGATAATTTATCAAGATTTTTACCACATATAATATCTGAATAAAATGGCAAATATACAAGCAAAACTCCGTAAAGTTACTTTAACTAACGAAACTCTTTTACAATTCTGTGAAAGAAAGGTTAAAGAAAAATCTAAATCAATCAGAAATAAAGGTTTAGAAAAATCTGGCTATGATGATTGGGTTGAAGCCTTTAATGATTTGTGTGATGAATATCTATTGTTAGATGATACCTTATTTAAGGTGCTAAGTATGAAAGAAGATGAACATTTCCTGCTTATAAGTCATAATGCCGATGGCACAATAGACATCGCAATGGATTATCATGATGGCGCCAGCACTTGGCAAGATAATTTCGATAAATCCGATATAGAACTGCTAAAAAAATAAAAAAAGAACCCTTGTAGTTAAACTTGGACGCAAGTATAGTTTCGGGAAGGTATTCTGGTGGCAGGTCCGTTTAGTATTAGCGTACTATATCAACTGTGAACGGTGGCAACATCCACGCCGAGAGGGTTCTTTTTTTAACTTTTATTTAACATAAATTATTTGTCTATTTCACATTTTTTAACTATTTTTGTAAAAATTATTAAGCAATGAAAAAACTTCTTATTCCAATTTTTGCGTTATTTCTGCTCACATCATGTAATGATGAACCAGAAACCACAAAACAAACAATGAGGTTGATAAACACGGCACTTGTGTGGTTGAAATTAACCAATACAATACTGAAAGAAACACTATTGTAAGTTACACTGATAGCGTATATAACGCAGATGGTAATTTTATTGGGATTATATCTCATAAAGATACTATACCAAGTTTAGGTATGAAAACCGATACCTTAGAAACAGAAAGAACTTATACTGATGCTAATGGCGATGAACAGTATGTAGATACTGTTGTTACTCATTGGCGTAGGTATCAAATGTTTATTAACCTTTCTAAAAATGCCAACTAATGCGAAAAAGTAATGCAATAACAATTGGGTTGCTTGCGGCTTCGATTGCATCCTGCAATCATCACCCACATGCACTACATAGGCACCCGACACTAACCGACCCTAATTGGGATGATAACTATTATGTAGATGATGGTTATGGTTATTCACCGATGATATATTATTACCCATTCTATGTAGATTACTCATATGGGTATTATGGCGGGCATGTCTGCAATCATACTTCGGTTGTATATAGAACTCGTAGTGGTGGTTATGCAGCCACATCGGGTGGTAGAGTAGCCCGTGTAAGTGTGCCACATGGTTCTATAGGACATGCTTCTTATACTTCAAGAGGTGGATTTGGTTCATCAGCACATGGTTCATCTGCATCGTAATGAATATTCATATTAAAGATATTGAGTCATTTGAAGCCATGAAAATGGCTTCATTGGCTCAATGTCAATTCGGTTCGGTATTGTATAATACTAGCGATGAATTTTCGGATGTAGATATACATTATGTATATGCTACATCTGTAAATGAATTGAATAGTTTCCTAAAATCGCATCACCATCTGCAATATAAAGAAGAAGGTAAAGATCATATATTTGTAAGTTTGCATACTTTTTTGCATAACTTATTAAGAGGTGATAGTACAGTTTTATTTGAAATTGTACACTCTGATGCTTTTAAAAATACGCCACTAAGCTTCTTGTATGATATGAAAGATGCCTTTACAAATTATGCCATTGTAAGAAGTTATCTTGGTTTTGCAAGGCGTGATATTCAGCATTATCATAAAGCAAAAGGACATCGTGAACAGATTAAGTCATTAGGTCATATTTTGCGTGGTTACTATTTTGCACAATCTATTTTAGATGGCAATTTTCGCTTAATCAATGATGAATTTTTGGCAATCTTTGCTCAATTAAAAGCAATTAGTGAAAATGATTTTACAGAGAAAAAACGCTGGTTAGCACATGGTCAAAAAATTGTAACAGAATTAAGAGAGGAATTGAATCATAAGTTCAATAACAATACCTTAAATTTGCCAAAATATATGTCCGTGGAAAATCAAGTTAAACTTGATAGGGAAATTCAGAATTTGATGAAAATGCCAACTGCTTGGTTTTCTAAGCAAAATGCTTTATCTAAATTTGATTTAACTCCTTTTTATGACGCATTTGAAAATGAAATAACCTACTAATGAAAATACTTCAACCATTTTATATCTTGTATATACTTATTGTATTTGTTACAAGTATAGTAATTATATTGCCAGTTACATTATTTATAAGCATATTTAATGCCGATAAAATTATATTCAATATTGTAAAATATTGGAGCAAATATTGGCTATTCATGATAGGTATGCCTGTCGAAAAAATTGGAAGTGTGTCAAATGGTAAATATGTTTATGTTGCTAATCATATATCTTATTTAGATAGTATGGTTATTTTCTCAGCAATAGATAATTATTTTAGAGTATTAGGTAATAAAGAATTTTCACGAAAATTTATTATTGGTCTAATATATCGTCAAATAGTTGTAATGGTTGATAGAAATTCTCAAGAAAGCAGGAGAAGTAGTTTTAAGAAACTGCTTCAATATGTTAATGATGGTAATAGTATATTCTTATTTCCAGAAGGCAAATTTAATACTACTGAAAATACACTTATCAATTTCTATGACGGTGCATTTAAAATTGCGGTTGACACACAAACTAGTATAGTGCCAATAGTTTTACCTGATACTATTAGCAGATGGCATTATACTGCTTGGTGGAAAATAATTCCAGGTAAAAATAGAGCTATTGTTATGCCACCTGTTAGTCCGTATGGATTGACTGTGGAAGAATTAAAACAAAAAGTATATTCTATTATAGAAACTGAATTAAAAAAATATGACTATAACAATATACACTGATGGCAGTTGTGCGCCTACAAACCCCGGACCTGGTGGTTGGGGTGCTATACTTGAATCAGGTACTCATAGAAAAGAAATCTCTGGTTCATTTCGTCACACAACAAACCAAAGGATGGAATTGACTGCTGTTATAGAAGCAATTAAATGTCTTAAGGTAAAAAATGTAACATTAGATATTTATTCTGATTCTGCGTATGTAGTTAATTCAATCTCTAAAGGTTGGATAGATAATTGGGTTAAAACTAACTTCAAGGGTAAAGCAAATGTAGATTTGTGGAAAGAATTTCTTACTCTAAGAGATAATTATACTATTAACATGATTTGGGTTAAAGGACATGCTTCTAATGCAGGCAATAATCGCTGTGATGAATTAGCAACTGCGGCATCAAACAGCAAAAATAATTTAAACTGGGCTATAGACACATGGTATGAATCCATAACATGATGTTATTTATTTTTTATACCTTTCTTTTTCCTATATTTTTTATGTCTTTCTAATGCGGCTTTTTTCATTTTTAATTTTGTTTTTTCCGAAACTTTTTTATTTTTATGTGATTCGCTAATTTTCAATTTTGTTTCTTCCGAAACTTTGCTCCTTTTTCTTTTCTTTGCTGATTCACTCATCTTATTTTTAGCTTCCATGGTGTATTTTTTATTTGTTTGCGCAGCACTTAATTTTTGTTTTGTTTCATCTGATATAATTTTACCTTTATTAGATTCGCTAATTTTTTTCTTAGTTTCTTCCGAGAATGTAATTCCTTTATGCGATTCGCTCATTTTCTTCTTAGTTTCATCACTTACAACTCTGCCTTTAGCTGCTTCGCTCATTTTTTTCTTAGCTTCATCAGTATGTCCAATATTTTTTATACCTATGCCGCCTTCATTACAGTTCAACCCAAATATAAAACTATTATATTCTTTTATCCAAAATATTTCTCTTTCTTCTAACAGTTCAACAAAACATTCTTCAATAACCTCAAATATATGGGATTCCCAGCCATACTTTTCAATACTTCTATACAACTTTGTTTGCGTTTTGCAATGTTTTCCTTTATATCTACTTAATCGCTGTTTTAAGTTTATTGTCTGCCCAATGTATATTCTACCCGATGGACTTATTATTTTATAAATATAACCTTTCATAATTTTATATATTAAATTTGCTTGCTTTCCTTTATTGACAAAATAATTATAAATTATAATTATCTAAATTAGTAAGTAGATGCAAAATAAATTTTGAAAATTGAATTTTTTTTTGTACTTTTGTAAAAAATAAAATAAATGACAACCAAATTTTACACAAAATGTGATGTTTGTGATGGGGAAGGCGGCGTTAGCGTTTATTGCTGTCGTGGCTATGATGATATAGGCAATCCAGATTGTGGTTGTCGTGGACAAGGCTATTGGGAAGATTGTAACTACTGCGACGGAACTGGCAAAGTTCCTATTGATGATATTGAATGGGATTTTGATACTTTGGATGAAGTAGATAGGCATGATTATCAAGTTTATTATTCTATAAATGGCAAAGGTAAAAATGGTAATTATATAGCAACTGCTATTTATACTCATGGTGCATTTGATACACTTGAGGATATAGAAATAGATTAAAATAAAAACTAATGAGAAAAACCGATAAATACATATATTTTTGGGGCAATGCTGATATTTATTCTCAATGGCACCCATCTAAGTTTAAATGTCTTAAAACTGGTATTATATTTACTCATGCAGAACAATACATGATGTATAATAAAGCAATGGTATTTAAAGATACTCAAACGGCAGAAAAAATACTCAAAGCAACTAATCCAAAGTTACAAAAAGAACTTGGTAGAGAGGTTAAAAACTTTGATGCAGTTAAGTGGGATAGTGTTAAATATGACATTGTTCAAAATGCCTGTTATTTAAAGTTTACACAAAATCCTGATATGCTTGCTGAATTATTAAAGACTGGCGACAGAACTTTAGTAGAAGCATCACCATATGATAAAATATGGGGCATAGGCATGAAAGAAAATGACTATGGTGTAGAGGACGAAAAAAATTGGCAAGGTGAAAATCTTTTAGGCTATGCACTAACTGATACACGCAACTTTTTAATGGATTTACTCTATAATAAGGAGAACATATTTAATATAATATAGTTTATGGCAAACGACCAATTATTCATTCCGAAGAAAATCAAAGTAGGATGTCAGTGGCGAAAAGACACTTACACAGGTAAATTGGCATATGTAGTTTACTACAATGCTAAAGGACAACTAGCACAAGAAAAGTCTTGGCGTGGTTGGATACATGATACACCGCAAAAAGTATACGTAGGCTATGAAAATGGTCAGTATGTATATGAGGATAAAGAAGGTATTCCTATTGAAGATTACGATAATGTTCCAATGGAAGGCTTTGTGTTGAACAGAAAAGCTGGTGGTTATGGCTCAGGTTGGAATCATCGTCAAACTAAATGTCGTGTATGGGACCCCCGTGGTTTTGAGTTTGAAATAACTGTTGAGAATTTATTATTCATCTTACAGGAAAGCAACTCATACAAGGGCAAAGGCTTAGAAGGTGAGTTTGTATATGCTTGGTCAGGCAAAGATATAGTTCTTTTACCATGTTCTGGTGAAGATTATAAGAGTTCGCAAGAGTTCACCGATTTGAAGAAATTGAGTGTACATGCCAAAACATTAGTTCCTGGCAGAACTTATTACACTAAAGACCAAGAGAAAGTGGTTTACATGGGTAAGTATAACTATATAGAGTATGGTTATAATGAAAATATCAATGTATTACCTAATGAGCATATGTTCCTTGGTGAAGATGAAGTTTCCAACTTCTATATGAACCCTGTTGCCAAACCTCGTCCATTTAAGAACATGAAAGTTAATAAATTGGCTAAGTTAGTTGATGAAAATATAGTAGGTAATTTTGCTGAATTAGTAGAAGAACTTGAAAATTCAGGATTAGTAACTCCATTTATATCAATTGATATAAACCAATTTACTAATTCACGCTCAATTCTATCTGAAGGAGAGCAGAACTATAATTGCGCTAATAAAGTAGTGTATGCTAAATTGGCTGATAACCAATATGAATCATTTACTTTGCGTGAACATAAAGAATATGTACGCAACTATAGTTGGCTTAATGGTGGTAGAGATAATTCACATTATAAGTTCATGGGATTTAATTTATTTCCATCTGGAAATATAATAAACATCAAGGGCAACACTGTAATAGTAAGCAAAAAAGAACCACTAGCAAAAGGCACAAGCAATAATAGAGCTGGCTATCACCATGATAGAAATTATAGCCCGGCTGAAATTGATGCTATGAGGTTATATGAAATTGGTTTCAAGATTAAAAATATAGAAAAAATAAAAACAATATAAAATGGCAAAAGCATCAAAATCGGCACCCGTAACAAAAACTCGTGATGAAATTATCGTTGACCTCCAGAAGTTAATTTCTGAGAAAAAGTCTAAAATTTCCAAAATCACAAATTCTACTTATTTGACCAATCAGTCATTTAAAGAAACTACTAATTCAACAAGCAGAAACCTTAATACTGTTACTGACTCTAATGAGATAGTTGAAATATTGGCTATACTCTTACAGAAGGCTAATGCTCATGCAGAAGCAGCAACAAGATTAGGTGTTAAAGCATCTGAATTTAAGCATCAAGGTTACACTCTTAATGAGTGGGAAACTGACCTTAAAACTCGTCTTAATAAAATTTCTATCTCTTCTGAGAAAAAGAAATTGGCTGACCTTGAGGCAAGATTAGCTGCTCTCGAATCTCCTGAGCTTAAAGCACAAAGAGAGTTGGACGATATTATGAACGCATTAAATGAAGAATAATGGAAAATTTTAAAGTAATTACTGGTAGTGAATCAGGTGCTACCGAAATATCTCCTTTTGAAGATTATGATTCTGCTAAAGCTCATTATGAAGAAGTTAAACATGATGATTTTTATGCGGCATTAATAAAAGTTAATGAGGATGAAAGTGAAACTGTTTTAGAAGAAACGAGAAATGAATAATTCGGAAAAACTATCTTCACTTATTCGCCATGTAAAAATGGTAGAAAATAATTGCAATATTATCTCACGCAAAACCATGGAGTCAAATCCTGGTTTTGCGTTGTTATTTTTTAATATCCCTATTTGTTTTTGAACAAAGTGGCTGTAAATTAGTATAATGGTTTAATTTTATTAAATCATCTTCAGATTTAGCAGAAGATAATGGTATTATATGGTCGATGTCCCAACCGTAATTTATCTCACCATTATATAATCCTCTATTTTCCCAATTCATCCACGCTTCGAATTTAGATTCTAAATATAATTTAAAATCTTCAAAAGAACACCCTAATATAACTTCAGTTTTATTTTTTTTATTTAATCCCCTCTTGTGTAAGGAGTTTTTAATAAGATTACGCAAATTGCATTTAAGTTTAAATAAATCATCGGCATTTAATTTAGTCGAATAGTATTTATAATTTCTTTTAAGAATATTTTCCCTATTATCGAGATAATAATTAGCTTTTTGTATTTTGATTTTTTCTTTATTAATTAGATTATAATTCTTTGAAAGAAGAGAACATTTTTCAATATTATTTTTATAATATTCCTTTTTTGTTTTCTTATCCTTTTCTTTATTATTATCTATCCATTTTTTATTTCTAATATATGTTTTCTCTTTATTATCTTCATAATATTTTTTCGACATGAGATTACCACACTCTTTACAATGATATTTATATCCATCATTATTGTTTTTGCATTTACTAAAGCAATTAAAATCCTTTTCTAATTTACACATATTACATTTTTTCATATTATATATATTAATTTTTTTATATTAGTTTTTATATTATGTTCTGGGTAAAAAAAAATTTTGTTTTTAAAAAAAAATTTCGTATCTTTGTTAACTAAAATTAATAAACATGACGGAAAATTCAGCACAAACTGAACAAACACCAGTTGAGTCTAAGGAAACAATGACACAACCGCAAGAAACAGCAACACCAATTTTTACTATTAAAACACATCCCAAAAAACAACCGCCACTGAGGTCAGTATCAATATCGGATAATGTTATTGGTTCTGCTGTTGCTCAATCAGATGAGGTTACTGCAATAGCAGATGATCTTTCTATTACAAATGAAGAAAAAATTGAAAAACTTCAGGACTTAATTACTATTAAACAAGCAAGGCTTAAAACTCTATCACAAAGAGCCGCACAAACAAAATGCCTTGACGCTATTGAACTAGCAAGACAATATATCAACTTAATAAGTGCTGATTCTGGTATAGAATCTAGCGATGAGGAAGATATGAATATCTTTGATGCTATTAGTTATAATGCTAAAATGGTTGCGCTTAAAAAATCAAATGCGTTAATCATAACAGGTGATGCTGGTGTCGGTAAAACACATACTGTAAAAGAAGCAATTGCTTTCTTAAATCCTATCAAAGAATCTATGATTGTAGAAGAAGATGATGAGGAAGAAGTAGACGACATTGGAGATACAACAGAAGAACAACCAGAAGAAGGCAAAAAAGAAGGAGATGTCAATTTTGTAATTGTAGGACAAGAAACACCTGTTGTAGAACAACCTATTGTAGAACAACAACCTATTACAGAACAATCTGTAGAACAACCTACATTTACTGTTAAGGTAAAAAAACAGCCTGCTAAAAAACATAAAGTAGTCAAAACATTAGCCGAATCTCGTAATAATGTAGATTCAGGCTATTATATTGCAAGCGGTACTTGTACCGCAGCTGCTTTGTACGAACTTCTATTCATCCACCGTCACAAGTTATTAATATTTGATGACTTTGATTCGGTACTAAAAGATGATGATTGCATTAACCTATTAAAAGCTGCTTTAGATACATATCCTATTCGTGAACTATCTAAAATGACTAAAGGCAATTCATTTAACTCACTTGGTATGACTGACCAAGAAATGTGGGATGAATATGAAATTACACAAAAAGTTCCTAATCAGTTTAAGTTTTCTGGTAATATCATCTTCATTAGTAATATACACGAAGATAAATTTGATAAGGCACTTATTTCAAGGGCGTTACATGTTGAAGTTCGTTTAAGTAAAAAGCAAATGATTGAAAGGATGCACGAACTTATGTTAGATATTCGTCCAGAAGTTGATATAAGCTGGAAGTTAGAAGCATTACATCATTTGGAGTATTTAACTTCAAATTATATTTGTAAATTTGATTTGAACTTACGTGAACTTATCCACTTTATTGATATTAGAAAATCTTTCCCAGAAGAAACTATTACTTTGAACGGCAAAAAGATTGAACTATGGAAACAACTCGCTAAAAAACGCATAGTAAAGGCGAAACTAAGGCGATAAATAAAAGGCTCCAATAATGGAGCCTTTTATTTTATGTTTTTCTTAACACTTTTTTGTTTGCTATTGTTATAAAATAGCGTATCTTTGCAAAACAAATTTAAAAATTATGTCAATAATCAGTTATCTCAAAAGTTTATTGTATGAAGATGTGCCAGATACTAAAAAATTTGGCTCAATACCAGCATACAAAACACCACTTATGCCTTTGTTTGAACCAAAGCCTAGCGTAGGCGTTGATGAGGCTATAATCATCAGTTGTTATTTTAATCCTATGAAGTCGCCATACAGACGCAAAGGATTTGAAAAATTCTATGAAGGAATTAAGCATTATAATCACAAAATAGTTGAGTGTGTTATTGGTGATTCTACGCCTGATTTGCCTGATACTTTTGAGAAGGTTTATACAAAATCTTTATTGTGGCATAAAGAAACTTTATTGAATAATATTATCAAAACCCTACCTGCAAAATATAAATATATTTTCTGGTTAGATGCTGATATTATTTTCACTAATCCCAATTGGTTAGAAGAAAGTGTTAAGGTAATGAAAAATGGCGCTAATATGGTTCAACCATTTGAATTTGGTATACATCTCAACAAAGGCGAATTAGCACCTACATTCAATGTTAATGCTTACCGCCGTAATTGTTCTAATCCAACATTAAGGCATAAACAATTATGGAGAAGTTTTTGCTCTAATCATCCTAATTTATCAGGACACATCAATTATGATGCGCATGGACATGTTGGGTTTGCATGGGGCATTAAGCGTGAAATATTAGATATGGTTCCTGGTGGGCTTTATGATAAAGCACTTGTTGGTGGTGCTGACCACATAATGGCACATGCCGCAGCCGGCCATATCCCACACAATTGTATTACAAAATCTTTTACCGATGATATTCAAGCAGTAAATGAATGGTCGAAAATTTTCTACGCTGCTGTCAAAGGTAAACTTGGTTATATACCAGGTGATATATATCATATCTGGCATGGTGAATTGAAAGACCGCCAATATTTTAAGCGTGTAACTGAATTTACCACAAAAGCAAAACGCATACAACAGCGTGATGAAAATGGGTTGTATATCACAGATGATGTGGATGATACAAATTATATGATGCAATACTTTATGATGCGTGAAATCATGGATGATGGTGGCGATGTAATATTACAAGATTCTGACCCAAATAATTATCCAGATGATAGCATACAATATGGTGGTGGACAAACAGACGGTGCTGGTGCCGGTGGCAGCTGGGTTGATAGTCAATCACAACCAAATTATCCACAAGATAGTGTCCACCAAGATAATTCAAGTTTTAATCTAAGTGATACAAATAACTTCAGCCAAGACAATGGTGTAGACAATGGTATACACCAAGATACTACAAGTTACAATCTTAATGATAGTAACAATGATGGGTATCAAGGTAGCACTTTTTCTTAGGCTAAAGGTGAACAATAAAAGACAAAAAAGTTGCTAATTATTTTAGCAACTTTTTTCGTATTTACAAAAATATTTCGTATCTTTGTTGCTAATGAGCGAAATAATAATAAGAGGTAGAGTTATACCAGAAGAATGCACACATCAAATCCAAGTAGGTGAAAAAGCTTATAGCTGTGACGGTAAAAAATACACAGAGATAAATAGAAGGCATACTGGTATAGCCTGTAAAGGTAATCATTTGTGGGGAGATTTTATTAAAGAATATCAACATGTTGAAGGGTAAAAATTTAAACATATTTGTTCGCTTCGGCGGCACTAATATCAAAAGACAAAAGGGGTTTAGAAAGTCTGATACTTTCCATTCGCCACCTGCTAGTAAGGGATTTTATGCTATGCCATTAGTTGCACAAGAGTTTTTCTTATTAGGCTCTATGGATGTTTATCAACCAGGCACTATGCCTAAAGAGCCTAAAAAAAAAGTTATTGGGCAATGGGAAGATGGTTACCCTAAATATGAACAACTACCTGATGAAGTATGGGAAAATCATAGTAAAAGGCGAAAAAAGGCTCTTTCTGTTAAAAGAAAACAATTCTATAAAAAAACAGGTAATATCTGGCATCATTTAGCTGAATATACTGATAGAAACGAAATAATTG